CATGCCAGTAATGCGGAATTCAATCCCAATTGCGCTGCCGTCTCCGCTAATGTCGCGCCTGTCGCAGCGCCTGTTGCAATCGCATATAATCCTTTTGCAACCGTCATTACTCCGCTTACCACTGCAGACCCCAGCTCAATCGCTTTTGCGATACCAAGATAAGCCGCATACAGCCCCAATGCTGCAATCACGCCATAGATGATTGGACTGATAATCGCCCAATTTTCAACAATAAATCCTCCGACCGAGGCAACCAAACCAAAAATTTCTCCAATAATGCCGCCGACTACTGCCATCGCTTCAAGAACGCTTCCGACTATAAATTGGAACACTTCATTATTTGCCAAATGATTGATACCCTCCAGCACAGGTGCAAATGCAATCAACGCTCCATTTTGCATGGACTGCCATACCTGTGCCCATGTCATAGGCATTTCCTCAAATTTCGCATTAATTTCTTCCGAATTCGCAAATACTGCCGTTTTCACCATCTCGACAGAAATTTTGCCTTCTTCCGCCAACTGACTTATTTGGTCAACCGGAACATTTAAATACCCGGCAATAGACTGCTGCATATCCGGCATCTTATCAAAAATTCCTTCCAGCGTACTGCCCGACATCTCTCCCGATCCGAATGCCCCTGCCAGCTGCTGCATTACCTGCGAAGCTTCATTTTCATCTCCTCCTGTAATTGCCACCTGTTTTTGTATCAGGTCCGCAAACGCAACAATTTCTTCCGAACTGCCAAATGCATCATCACCCACTCTGCCAAAACCGAATACCGCCTGCGCCATTCCTCCAAAGGAACCGCGCGAATCCTGCGCCGCCGCATAAACCATGTTTACAAGCTCGTCCGTAGACTGCTTCCCGTCATTTATCCTGTTCAGCTGCGTAACCGTTTGGGTCATTTCATCGGATACATTGACTACATTTTTCAAGTTATCAACTGTAGCATACTTCGTGACAACATCTTTTACCATTGAACCCAGTTTATTTGCCTGCTGTACTCCCTCTTGAATCATTTGGTTAAACTTACTCTGTTCTCTGATATTATCCCGAACGTAGCGTTCCGTTCCGCTGACTGTCTGTGATAACCGCGAATATGCACTGTTAATAGCAGAAACATCCATATCCTGCATCGCTTCACTTAAATTATTTTGTTCCTGGACCGCAGTATTTAATTGAATCCGCAATTGTTCCAGGTTTGTATTTACTGCCGTTGTTCTCATAGACGCAGGCATATTTTCCATTTGTTGAATCCGTTCCCGCAGAGTGTCCATTCTTCCGGCAAGCGAACTCAAATCCTGAAATGCTTCCCGCGGCAGTAAACTTGCGTTCTGTGCTTGCGCTGCAATTGCACTCTGCGCACTGCTTAGCTGTCCGAGCATGCTGTTTGCGCTTTGTATTTCCTGCTGAAACCGTTCCGCTCCTGTACTTGTAAATACCTCCAAATCGTTTGTATCCCATATAACAGGTATCGTAACCGTTGGCGATGCCGAAATGCTTGGCGGTACGGCATTTGCAAATGCTGATAGCATATTCATAAATGTATTCATATTACTAACCGCTACTCCTGTTTGAGTCGATGACATCTTAATCACCTGCCTTCCTTAATGTTTTCTCCTTGCCTTGCTTTCCGCTTTTCTCTTTTCTTTCCTGTCATTCTCGACCTTAATTTTAATTGCCGCTATGACAAACGCCTTTTCCTGTTCATCCATTTCCAGAAAAACAGACGGCAGAATATGAAGCTTGTGAAGGGCATAGTAAGCATAATTTGCCTCACCGTCACCCTCCTCAATTAGTTTTTTGCTTCATCCACCTTATCGTCCATCGTCTTGGTGAACCCTTGGAAATTCTGCAGCCAAACGCTAAGCTCCTGATATTCTCCCGCATTATCCACCATCGCATACACCAAATCTTCCGGCGTCATCACTCCATAGCTGTCCTGAAGCTCCTTATCATACAAATCAGGATAAACAACCGACGCAGCAATCATCTTAGCTAAATACTCCGACGTTTTCACCTTCGGACGGAACATATTCGGTTTTCCCTTGACCTGAACCTCCATCGTACAGGCATCCCGTATCTCCTCGTTCTCCTTTGCGGAAATCTTCTTGAACTCCCATTCAAGCGGCTTTCCGTTTTCGTCCCGCAGACTCTGCGTAGGTGCAAATTTCTCATTTTTCTGTGCAATTTTATTGGCTTTCATAAACCGACTGAATTTAGACATATTCTCTCTTTCCTTTCTATTGAAACTTTATTGAATGCAGCCCCCTGTAGAAGGGGGCGCTGTTTAATTTGTCAGAAATCCCGTAAGCTCCGCAAACGACTCCGGCATTGAGAAGTCTTCAAAGGTGAACTCCATATCCTCTTCCAAATACTCCTCGCCTGCATTGAACTTTGCAAGAATGCCTCCGTTAATATTGCAGTCCTTCAGAATAATTGTCTGACGTCCCGCCTCACTTGTCGGGTCATCATTCGTAATCTGCATGTCAAAATAAATATCCTCGCCCGTTTCCTTATAATCAATCATCATCTGTCTGAAAATGCTCGTATTATAATGGAACGTCGCCGAACCGGTTCCCTTCCATCCGGTCGCCTTATTTCCTTTTCCCGTTTTTCCGAGAATCGGCACTTCCGTCTTTGTCTTTTCAATCTTGGCTTCAATGCTGATTGCCTGCATAAAATTGTAACGGCGCGAACCGATTGTAACAAAACACTCCGCAAGCGACGCGCTAAGCGTGTCCTTTCCTTTCATAACCACATTATCCATTGTTTCCTGCCTCCTATCCGACGGTAACCGTCATATAAAGTTTGCCCATAGCGTTCACAACCGTGATGCTGCCCGTTACGACAACCGATTTCTTCGTGTCGCCCTGCACAACTGCCACGTCGGAATCGCTAAAATTTTCGATTGCTCCCAAGTCCTGAAGCTGCTGCCGTATCTTCACAAGATCCGACCAAAGCGAAACCCTGCCGGACGCATTGTTGGGTACAACGCCCAAATACTTTGTGTTGAACAGCACTGCATCATCATTTCCCAGCTGGTCAATTACACGGATGGTCTGATTGTCCTTAAAAACTGCACCGCAGTCGTCCGTTGTCGTAACCATGCTGTTAATATCCTCCAAAACCCGAATATCCGCATTCACATTATGCAGGATAAACTCACCGTTTTTTACAGCCTGCTTCAGTCTGTTCTGCGTAAAGTTCGTATCTACGGAAAACTCGCCGTCATACTTTTTGTTTTGGCAGGACTTGTTGACTGCGCACCCTGCCTCGGCTCCGGTTACCCAGTACACCAGGGATGCCGCGCTCCAGCCGCTGTCGCTTGTTTCATTAGCGACATTAATTACACCCATGTAATCCGCCTGCGCACGATGGAGCACCAGCTGGAACTTGATACCCATTTCGTCCCTCAGACGCTTATTGAACGCGATGTAAAGCTTCTTTGTAACGTCGTCCTCCGTCACAACGCCCATTGTGTTGTAAGAATATGCCTCAATCAAATCGAGATACGCCTGATGCGCCGTCCCGTCAACCGCCTTATTTGTGCCTCCCGTCAGGGGTGTGGCTGCGGTTTCCTCAAGGCTTGCGTCCTTTTTAAATACCACATAATCGTTGTCTGACAATGCCGCTGCTTCCGTAACTGTCTGACTGTCAACCTTTACCGTTCCCAAATACGTTGCCACGTCAAACGCGTTTTCCACATCTGCATTTGCCTGAATCACAATCTTTATGTCATTGCCGCGCACACCGCTGTACTTTGCAGACGCATATGTGTTCGACGCTTTTTCGCCGCCTCCGTTGAGACGGTATGCGTACATTGTCTTTGCTCCCATAAAGAGATCCCTAAGACCCTTGAGCTTTTCACTGTCATAAGCATAGCCCAATAATTTCTGACTGTTCTTCTGAAAGTCCTCTCCTGTAATTTCAAAAATTGTTCCTTCCTCGCCCCAGTCCAATTCAAGCGGCATTGTAACAATACCCCTGTCAGAAAGCTGCGCGGATGCGGATGCCGCAGATACAAAATTGATATACGCACCCGGAAGTTCCTTATTCTGTGTAATAAAACTGCCTCCACCTAAAGCCATCTACTTCACCTTACCTTTCAAATAGTTTTCAATTGTTTTCTCCACGTCCTGAAACGTGTACTTTTTGCCGTCAGCCAAAACCGCATTTACCAAATCTTTTCTGTCGGCGTAGCGTTGTGACGCCGCAATCTGTTCTTTTGCGAACATCTGTTCTTTACTTTTGACATCTGACATACTGTTCTCTGTCTTTTTCGCTGTTGCCATATATACCTCCTAATTCATGTTGATACCTGTTTTCATGCTTTCCATAGGTACTTGCTGCTGTGACTTGCTGACAAAGCAGTCATAATTTACAAAAAATTTCAGAATGCCGTCAGTTATTTCACACTTCATTTTTGTCCCTCTCATCGGTTTCTCTTCACCGGAAACCATAATATATTCCAAACACTGCAGCAGCCGCTCTGCCGTATCGGTACATTCCTTTTGTTTTTCTTCCGTTTTTGGAATATACCGCACACACAATCTGGTCTGCCTGAAATACCGTTTTCCCACGAAAAGATTTTCCGCAAGGTCGGGACAGGTAATGAAGAAACCGGCTTCCTGCGGCACTTCCTCCGTATGGATTGCATAACCGTCTCCAAATGCTTCCTTCAAGGCAGCTTTGACTGCCGCAATGATTAACTCTACCATTTCAAACACCTCTCCATTCTTTTTTGTGATAATCCTTCAGGCGGTCCGCGGGAACAAATCCCATCTGCAACATCAATCTCCACCATCCCTTTCACCTCCTCAATCGGTCCAACGTTTATTTTTGATTGTTAAGCACATTTTACACACTTATTTTGTGTTTGTCAATCACTTTTTTATATTTTTTTGCGCTTGACAATCATTTTTTCAAATGCTACTATTAATGAAAAGGGATAGGAGGTTACAAAAATGACGATTGGAGAACGCCTTCGGTATATCCGAAAAGTAAAACTTGGCTTTAAAAACTGCGATGACTTCGGCGCCAAAATCGGACTGTCCGGCTCCAACATCAGAAATATCGAGAACGGGCGCATCAATATTACGGACCGTGTTATCTCAAACCTCTGCAATGTCTTTTTCATTAATGAAGACTGGCTGCGCAACGGCGGTCCCGATGAAGAAATCTTCGTGGAGATGACCGAAGATGAAGAATTGGAAAAATGTACACAGATGCTCCTTGATTCGGACGGCGACCTGATTGCCGATTTGATAAAGAATTTTATTGTTGTATATCAGAATTTAGATAACAATTCCAAACAGGTTCTCAAAAATGTTGCAAACGAACTGCTTCAGCCTAAAAAGAAGGAGACTGCACAGGCAGAACCTGTTGTCAGCGAACCTTTGCACATTGAAATGCGGCTTATCAACTATTACTACCGACTTGCATCGGCAGGTACCGGACAGCTCATTTTTGATATGCCACCCACAAAGCGGATTGAAATACCAAATACACCGGCATATAAACGAGCCGATTATGCCATCGGCGTAAACGGCAACAGTATGTTCCCGGTATACAAAGACGGCGATACGCTTCTTATCGAAATGACCGATGAAATTGAAATCGGAGAAATCGGTATCTTTTTGGTAGATGGGGAAAGCTATGTGAAAAAGCTTGGGAATGGCGAGCTGATTTCGCTGAATCCGGAATTTAAAAACATTACGTTGACGGAAAGCTCAAGATGCATGGGGAAGGTTATCGGGATTTGGGATGTAAAGAATTAAGGGGGGTATCGATATGGCACTACCACAGTAAAAAATGTATACAATCGAAGATATTTACGCGCTTCCAGAAGGGCAGCGGGCAGAGCTGATTGACGGGCGGATGTATATGATGGCTCCACCGAATACAAATCATCAAAGAATTTCATACGCCCTAGGGAGAAAAATTTCTGACTACATTGATAAAAAGAAAGGTTCCTGTGAGGTATTTCTTGCACCATTTGCCGTATTTCTGAATAAAGATGACCACAACTATGTCGAACCTGACATCTCCGTTATCTGTGACAAAAACAAATTGGATGAACGCGGCTGCAACGGTGCGCCTGACTGGATTATTGAAGTCACCTCTCCTTCCAACCCGCAGAATGATTACGGGATGAAGCTTTTCAAATACCGTACTTCCGGCGTCCGTGAGTATTGGATTGTAAATCCGCAGAAAAAGACTGTCACGGTATATGATTTTGAAACGGAAACAAAATCAAACCAGTATATCTTTGAAGATGATGTTCCGGTTTGCATTTATGAAGACTTGTGTATTAATGTTGCAAAGCTGCTTTCCTAAACGGAAAACAGAGATACCGGAACCGGACTGAAAACATTACACATATATCGCAATTTGACAAATAAATATTCGATACAAACTATTCAAGGGAGCATATTGCAATCCATTTTTACATATGCCATAATGCCAGCAGGCAAAAAAGATAGTACAGAATACGGAAACACAAAAAGCCTAGAAAACTCTAGGCTTTTTTAGAGCGATAGACGGGGCTCGAACCCGTATATTGTTTAATTCCCATAGGTCCACTGTTTACGCGGAAAGTTACAAAAACCCGCAAGCATACTGCATTAACCCATATATTTTGTTGTATGAACCATTTAGTTTTTTGTACAATTATATAATAAAATATATGGGTATGCAACACGAAATGCAACATGGTTTTTGAATAGAAAGACAGTCAATAAACTACTTTTCTATTCTGTTTTATTACCATCATTTTCGGTCACCGTTTCTATTTCTTTTTTTATCATCCTGACAATCGGCATCAGGAACGGCGGAAGCGCGACGCCGATGTCAATCATATTCTCCAGTATGGAAATAATCTCGTTTACTACAATCCATACGGCTACAAATGTCGCAACGATAAATGGAATTTTGAACCCTATTCCCATGTATTCCGCCGTGTAATTGATGATAATGTCAATAAAGCTTCCGACAAGGACCAGCAGCCACATGCACACCTTTTTGGTGATGCCGCGGATACCCTTATAGCTGCTGATTTGCTCTTCCCTGTACTTTGACGCCATAAGTCCTGTTATGTAGTCGATGATATTGCATCCGACCATGAGAAATACAGGGATTGCCAGTATTCCCAGGAAGTCCATGATTGCTGAAATTATAATTATAAGTGTTGCTTTTGTTTTATCCATGATTTGTTCCTCCGTTAACACATCTTTTTCCATACTGCACGCGTGATTTTACCGACAATTCCGTCTGCTG